TGTGTGATGTATTAGTTAAACCGATTGTTGAAACTGTATCTGTTGTTCCATCACCCCAATCAATATAAATGTTTCCAACTCCTCCTGTTTGTGTAAAAGTTGTTTGTATTGTAAATGCCGAAAATGCTAAATTACTAGTTAGGAATTGAACTTCACCAGTAGTATCGGTTATTGTAATCCAATCTGGTTGTCTCGTCCAAGCAGAATACGGACTAACCGGTCTTTGTTTAATATACGATGTTTGATTTGGAATATTAAAAGGCATATTATAATGTTTGATTAAAGATGTTTATTGTTCCTGTGATATTATTACTTGGTGGATATTGAGAAGAGAATATTGAACTCCCATTACTCACAGTATTAAATGGTTGAACCCTTGATGTAAGTGCTGTATAAACAGAATCATTATATGGGGTAAAATCAACTATTGATGTTGATGTTATACCTGTGTTTGTATAGGTGTAATCATAATAAGTTGTTCCACTATTGTAAGTAAAACCTGTGTAATATAAAATTACATTTGGAATTGTTGAGTAAGTATTAGAAATTAAATCTTCTTTCTGTATCTTAAATGTTTCAGTTTCTCCTGAATTATTCAATACCAACCAAGTATCAACAGTTGTGTCTGCTGAATATAAAGGTAAGTCGGATATGAGTATGTCTGCCATATTTTTTATTTATAAATATTTTTTTATTGTTGAACTAATAATCTTTCGCTATTTTCTGTGTTTATGTATGCCCCACTTTGAGCCAATAATCTATTACCTGATGCTACTGGACTTGGAGTAGGTGTTGGAGTAGGTGTTGATGTTGGTGTCTCGGTTGGAGTATTAGTAGGGGTCTCACTCGGTGTTTGAGTTTGTGTAACACTTGGAGTAGGAGTATTAGTTGATGTTGTTGTAGGCGTTTGTGTTGGTGTCTCACTTGGTGTTTGTGTTTGTGTAACACTTGGAGTTGGTGTGTTTGTCGGTGTTTCTGTAGGTGTTTGTGTTGGTGTCTCACTCGGTGTTTGTGTAGGAGTTCCTGTTTGTGTTGCTGTAACACTTGGGGTTGGTGTGGTTGTATTAGTAGGAGTTTGTGTAGGAGTTCCTGTTTGTGTTGCCGTAACACTTGGAGTTGGTGTCTGTGTTGATGTTGGAGTTACTGTTGGAGTTGATGTATTTGTCGGTGTTAAGGTAGGCGTAGGAGTTTGTGTTGATGTTGGAGTAATAGTAGGGGTTGGTGTTTGAGTAGGTGTCTGTGTTGGTGTCTGTGATGGAATAAACGAATCAAATGCGGCATCACATCTATCAAGAGCAGTTTTAACTTGAATTGATATTTCAGCAACCCAACCACCAAGTAAGTCATCGTATTTTTCCATAAATGGAATACAACTAACCGGTGTATCTAAATAATAATTTTCATTAAAGTTTCCCAAACTATCCGTAACAGATAATCTAAATTGTGATAATACATCATCTAATATTTGGTTCGTATCAGACAACACATCAATTTGATTGGCTAAATCTCTTTCAATTATATCACTAACAATAATGGTAAATCTATAATCCATATAACCAAAGTTCTGTGTAACCTCTCCTGGCACCACATAAAGATTTGGATATATTGGTGAATTAAATGTTGTGTTCTCTTCTTTGTCTCTTGATTCATTCCAATAGATAAAATCATCCATTGCCCCTAAACCAAATGAGTTTAATTGTTTGTGATGGTCGGCAAGTAATCTAAAATCATCATAAAATGTTCTTAAGTTTATTCCTTCGTGGAATATTGGTGTTCCCGTAAATGTGTTATAAGCCGCAGCACATCTATCAAGATTAGTCATTGTCTTAATTTTAATAAGACCATTCCAACCATTTGTTAAGTCATCTTCCTTTTCTAAAAACGGGGTGCAATTTACTGCCTCATCCAAATAATACTTGTTGATGAAATTACCCTCAAAGGCGTTTACAGATAATCTAAACTGGCTAATAACATCTTGGAGTATTTGTAATGTGTCTGATACTGTATCAACTTGATTAGTTAAATTAGTTTCCGCAATATCCATTACAAGAGTATTAAACTCCCACTCCTTAAACCTAAAATCATTTTGGACTCTTGATGGAACAACATATAATAATGGATAATATGGCGCGTTGAATGATGTATTCTCTTCTTTGTCCCTTAATGTAGTCCAATAAGATAGTTGGGATACATCACCTAAACCAAACGAGTTTAATTGTTTGTGTCTATCTGCCAATAAATTAAAATCTACTGCGATTGTCTTAAAATTGATGGTTTGACCGGTCATTTAATTTTCTTGTTGCTTCATTATCCTTTCGGTTTCTTTATTGAGGTCCATAAGGTAAGACAGATGGTTAAGACAAGCCACAAGGGGGAGAGAAGTAACATAATCAATTTGCCAAATCTTGTTTTCGGCAAGGACATTGATTCCTTCATACCAACCCCAAAACGCATGAAAGCTATTCGGAGTTTCATTATCTCCCACATCACTTTGTTCTTGGAATAAAAGTCCGAAAGTTCCAACAATCCTCTCCCTAAAGTTGATAAAAAAAAAAGGGCTCCTTCAAGATTTTTATAAGGTAGCGTCTTCATTTGTTCTATTCGTTTGGGGAAATCACTTTTACCATACTCTAATCCTTCCTCACAATATAAATAGGCAGCCAGTTCATTTAAGTTGGCAATTCTATATGCTTCATCTTTCTTTAAGAAGGAATCAATATCCACAAATTGACCGAAACTAATTTTTGTTGTATCTAATAAATTATATTTAATACCATTAAGTTCAATCTTTGGTTGTAGATTTTTCCCTCCTTGATTCATCAATTTATTTATGGTTTCACCTACCAACTGAATTGTGGCAGCATCTGATTCCATAATATCTTTCTTTGATAGACCGGTAATCTTTTCTATTAGGGACACATATAATTCGTGTTCGTCCAATAGGTCTTTTAATTTCATTACATCAGACCAATCTTGAATGGTTGGTTCTTTAATCTCGTATTTCTTTCCTTTGTGTTGAATGTAATTCATCATCTATAAATATATTTTTTTAATAGAACACATATTGTCCTGGCGTTCTCATTGACTTCATTTGTAAGACATATCTTATCGCATCAAGTATGTGGTTATTCTTATCTTCAGGTTCATCTAAATTACCTCCGTTCTTATCTGATTTCCATACATAAGAATTGACCTCATCAATTAAATTAGATGATTGTGAATTGATAAAAAAGTTTGCTCTTTTAATTTGGTCTATACCGGATAAGATTGTGTCCTTCTTAACTGGCTTGGCATTTATCCCATTACGGGTCATCTCTGTTATTGCTTGGGGGTTGGCACTATCACATATAAAATCTTCTCTTAAATTGACCCCCAAGTCCTTTATCTTGTAAATAAAATCAGGTATGGTTACATTTCTTAAGTATAATAGTTCTTCACAATAAATTGATTCATCAAACTTATAAACTGCCACCAAAGTTGAGGGGTCATTAAATCCAAAGTCAATTCCATATCCCAATAGTTTCGCTGATTGTGGTAAGGTCTCATAAAATTGTTGATGGTTAAATACAACTCTTGTTGGAATACCCTTTTGTCCTAAACCAAATACCCTCCATAAGTTCTGGTCTCTATGTTGTAGTTTCTCAATTTCTCTAATTAAAGAGTCATCTAAAAATGGATTGTCTTTGTATGTAATGATTGTGTAAAATACATCAGGTTCATTTTCCAAATCATATATCCAAGATTTCCACAATGAGGGGTTTAAGTCAAGAACAATTCTACCTGATGTTCTTAATACCAATTGGATATATTCATCATAAGATACTTCTGTTGCCTCGTTGATAAAAAGGTAATCTCTTTTTCTTCCCCTTAATTTTGACTCGTCATCACAACTTATCCATTCTATTGTATTTGTTCCAAGTTGATAATAACCATCAACTGAATGCCATTTATCAGGTTCATATACATTAAACATAATTAAGATTTCTTTAAGGTCTCTCAAAACAGAACCCTTGAGTGCTGGTAGGGTTTTCCTGACGATGGTGAGAACTTTATTATCTTCTTGGAGTAATTTACTTACCCACCATATTAAGATGTTGTAGGTCTTGGATGCTCGTGATGAACCCTGAAACACACAGATTCTTTTATCCGTTATTTCAAGGTCATCAAAAACTTTTGTCGTTTGTATTTTAATCATTCAACCATTCTTCAGGTAGTTTATTTGATTTACTTAAGTTTTCTTCCCACCAAAGAGGTTGAAGATTTGTATAGTGGCAAAGGTTAAAATATTCTTCTTCAGTTTTTGCTTTTGATAAAGGATATTTGTGGTCTAAATGCCAACCAAACTGATTCCAGTTATTCCAACTCATCTTTTCAGTAAATTGATTTTCTATATGTTTTTTTAATTCATCCAAAGTGCATCCTACAATAGACATAGTATTATCACTCATAGAGTTTTGTTTAAGACATTTTCTAATCCTCGCTCTTAAAGCATTTTTTAATCTCACATTAAGTTGTAACGAATAGTTTTTTCTTGATTTGATATTATTAGGGTTATTCCAATTTTTATTTTTTGAATTGATAGAGGTTTTTTTTCTTTTATCAGGATTGTTGATTATATATTTTTTTTTCAAATCCTTAACATAATCTCTATTATTCTTATTTTTGTTTTTACAAACTTTACTACAAAACTTTTTAAGTGGATGAAAATTACCTGTATGATTATTACCACATTCTAAACAAACAATCATAATTTTATTATAGGACCATTTTGTCTTTTTTGGGTTTTTATTTTTTAATCTATCTTGTTTAGATATTTCATTTTTACACATTTTACACTCGTATCTAAAACCATCTTTAGATGATTTTAATATTCCAAACTCTGTGATATTTTTATTCATCCCACACCTACTACAACATTTTGTTTTAATAATTTCCATACAACAAAGATAAAAATTATTTTACTTATATCCTAATAGTTTATTCTTTGTTTCGCAATCTCCATATACTCTTCTTCTTTCTCTATTCCAATAAAGTTAAATCCCAAGTTCTTTGCTGCGATGCCTGTTGAGCCAGACCCCATAAAACAATCCAAAACAACTCCACCTTTTGGTGTAACCATCTTGATAAGATATTCCATAAGTTTAATTGGTTTAACTGTTGGGTGGTTATTCTCTCTTGGTTGGGGCTTAAATCTTTCCATACCTGGTGATGTTCTATCATAGTTTTCTTTATTTGTTCTACTATCAGGAGACATCCAAGCCGATGATTTTTTCTCAAATCCATCTAACCCCGCGTTTCGTTCTTTCTTGGATACTTTGGCACTATAAAAAAATCTTGATGCCCCACCTTTATCTGCGTATGTATTACCATCTGTATATTCTGTTTTACCTGGTGTTAGTTTGGTTGCGGTATTTGTATTATCATATTCTTTATTATATTTTTCACCTCTTTTAATTGATTTTTTAACACCACTCTGTTCGTCCAACATATAACAAGGACAATTTGGATTAGTATGTATTTTTGGTGTTTCAGTTCTTGGTGTATAAGTTCCTCTATTTGTAAATGTATTTGATTCAGTATCGGTATTATTCCAATTGTAATTTTCATTTCCTTTGATTTCTTTACCATCAATCAACTCATCACATATACACTCAAACATTATGTTGGCGGGGAATCTACCACCTTCATTTTGTTCGTTTCCACTTTTTAATCCAAACATACTATTCTCACCTGTTGCGTTTAATGAACCAGGTTTAGCACTTTCTTTATCTGTTTCGTCCTTAAATCCAATCCTACTTTCATCAATATTGATTCCACCAGTTCCCCACCTCAATACATTCTCTGCGATGGACTTTTCACTTAAAGGTTTTCTTGCCATACAGATTGGTTCGTGTGCTGGTTTTAATGCCGTTCCCCAACCTTCCCAATCACTTTGTCCTTTGGTGATTTCTAATTCAGTTCTATTTTCGTGTTTATTCCAACCACTACCTTGACCCATAGCAGTTTGACCTGCTCTCATTTCACCAACAACCTCTCGTTCATTACCTTGTATCTTATCAATCGCTTTACCGATGTTATGTGATTTG